TACCTTATTAATATTTACGTACGGCGTTTCAACTTCGCTCATTTTTTCCTCACAGAGATTGTGTACTCCGAATCCACATTGAGACCTGCAGGTAGTAAGTCAGGGTTTTCCTCAAGGAATTGGCGCACGTGGGTTTGGTTCAAGCGCTTCTCGAAGAACTCAGGGAGATCATGTTCCATGATAAACTTGTGCATGGATTCCCAGTCGCTCGTCCAGTAACGCTGCTTGACGGTACGGTAGAAGAGGCCCGATGCAGTGCGAACACTATCGACTTCATGCTCCTTGCAGTATCCCAGTAAAGCAGACTTTACCTTATCCTGCTTTTCACGGAGCTGGCCCTCTTCTTCTTTATACTTGGCGGTTATTTCCGCGCGCTTGTCGCGTATCTTTGCGTACGTCTTGACGAGCTTATCTACTGACACAGTCATTTGAGTTCTCCGTTTTCTCGTTGTGTCACCGTTATATGGTACCGTATGGTAGTTAGTCAAGCATTTCTTTGTATAAATCTATCATAGCTGTGTGTATGTTGATCCGCTCGTCCAGCAGACGGTAAATACGTTTTTCTGCAGGGGAGCCAGCTATCTGAATTACAGTACATTTATGCTTCTGCCCTGCACGGTGAATACGGGCGTTAGCTTGTAGGTACGTCTCCAGAGAAGAGGTTGGACCCCACCACACAATCGTGTTGGCTGCAGTGAGAGTTACACCGTGCGCAGCAGACTGAGGTTGGATCACTAGCACTCTGGGATCGGCTTCGTTTTGGAACCGTGCAAATATCTCCGTGCGTTTAGCTGCGGGGACGTCTCCTCGTATAACCTCTGCCGTGATGCCATCTTTGCGTAGCTTGTTCGTAAGCATGTCAATCGTGTGGCGGAACGGCACAAACACCAACACTTTCTGGCTGCTCTCGTCGATGGTTTCCTTCAACGCTTGGTAGCGGCTCTTGATGTCAAACTCTATCGCGTCACCGTCGTCGGTGTAGACCGCCCCCGCGCTGATCTGCAGTAGCTTGTTCATGTTGATCGCAGCGTTAGCGGAAGTCACGGACTCACCAGCCACCTGCATTAGCATCTGCTTTCGGAGTGTGTCGTAGTACTTCTTCTGCTGCGCGGTCATTTCGACGAAGCGTTTGGTGTAGACCATATCGGGCAGGTCAAGACACTCTTCCTTCGTAAACCTAATCGCAGGTTGCAGTACGTGGTGGACCGTATCCTTGGCCGTTTCTTTCGGCTTGTAAGTGAACTGCGTAATCTTGTGCATAACCATATCTCTCCACGCACCGAAGAACCTCGGGACGGAGAGCGGGTTTACTAACTTAGCCAAGCCATACGCATCCACAGGACTTTGTGCAGCGGGTGTACCTGTCATCATCCACAACCAATCGTCTTCCTTGATTAGCTTACTCAGCGTCTTCCAACGCTTTGTCTGTGCGTTCTTGTAGTGCGTCGCCTCGTCAACAATGAAGCAATCAAACCCACCTGCAGCGATCTCGTCCTTTACGATCTCTACCCCGTCGTAGTTAATAATGACGAACTCAGCGCCGCCATTGATAATCTTCTTGCGTTTCTCTTTGCCGCCGTGCGCTACATCCACGCTGCGGTGCATCGCAAAAGAGAACAAGTCGTTGCGCCATGCACTGTCCATGATCGACAATGGGCAAACAACCAACACACGTTTAATTTTTCCTTGGGTCAGCAGGTAGTCTGCCGCCCAGATAGCTGACGCAGTTTTACCTGTACCCTGCTCGTTGAAGCAGAAAGACTTCTTGTTCAGCGTCATAAACGATGCTGTGTCTTTCTGGTGATTGAACGGCGTGTACTGGCCGGGCCAGTTGTACCGCTTGGTGATCGGTGAGGGTGCGTGTATATTTAACGCCTTTAGGGAAAGAACTTCGTCTATACCCCACTTAACGACAACTTTATTCATAGGTAACTCCTTGCTATTGGGGATGACCGTTGTAAGCTGCTTCGGGTTACGCACTCGAAGCATTATTGCTTTATCCCGCAAAATTTTCATGTTGTTCTCCGTGGTAGTGTGTCACTACGCTTTTTTATTTGGGCTGCTCATAGCACCGCCAGCCGCGCGGTTCTTCTTACGGCTCTGAACGGTTACTCCGTCCTTATTGCTACCGCCTTTGATAAGCGCCTTCTTGTGCGCAACGTCTTTGCCTTCACGCCTATCGGCTACGCCATTCTTGTTGGCATCTGTACCAGTCTTATCGACCTTGCGCCTAGCACGTTGCCGCTCCATACGGGCTTCGTGTTCCCCCCGTGCCTTCTGTTGCTGGTACTCTTTCTTGTACGGGCGGGGTTTATTTACATACGTCATTAGTTTGCTCCGTTATGGGGGCACTCGACTACTTGGCAGTAGCGTTTGCACAGGCCAGATGGCTTAGGGTTCCAGACATTCACCTCGAATGCTTTCTCCATCTTAGCATAGTTAGCCAACCATTTGCTCCATAAAGGTTGCTGTAAGTCTATTTCGTACTCAGCTTTTACAAGGCTCTTGGCGACTACAAACAGCAGACCGGCATGTAGCTTAGTGACTTCGGGGTAGTGCTTGAAGATTGCCAACGCCATTAACTCAAGCTGGCCTTTGTCAGCGTACTTAGACGACTTGCCTGTCTTGTAGTCGATGATCCAACCCACCCCAGTTTCTTTGTCTATGATCGCAAGATCGACAATGCCACGAAACCACACATCATCAGCGAAGAAGCTGCATGGCTCTAGGTCAGCGGTCAGGCCCAGCTTCTGCTCGACAATCTTCTCACCCTTCTTGTTGTTAAGGGAATCCAGTGTCGGCTTGATGAAGTCGAACTTGGCAGGGATAGGAGTACCTTCACCCATGTAGTCCTCACACGCCTTATGAAACTCAGTGCCGTAGCGCATGGCCTCAGTCTCTTTGAACGGGTACTGCTTGAGTACCTTCTCGTGGTAGAACTGCTTGGGGCAGGTCTCAAAGGCTTTGATCCGACTAAACGACCACGGCGCTGCTTTACTCATATTACAGTGCCTCGTCTTACTTTATTAAGAAACTTGCCAGATATGTTTATATGAGCATTTGGCCCGTCTCCGATACGCCTAACTTCAAAACCAAGAAAGTAAGCTGCTGCTATAAAAGCGCCGTTAGATACATACTTACCTTCGGCATTTTTTTCCGCCATGTGTTTTAAATAGTAGCTAGAAAAGGCTGTGTTAAGCGATTCTCTACGATCAGCCTTTTTAAGCCAATTAACAGCACCCTGCATCTCTTTTACACTTATACGGGCGGGTACGTATTCAGGTCTGTCCCGTTTAAACCCGTGCTCAAAACCTTCCGCTGTCAGCAGGGGATTACTGGCTACCACCCCATCAACATCTTTTTGCGTTAATTTTATCATTCCTGCACTTCCTACACTTCCTCGATTACATGTAAAAACTTTATACTTGGTGTGTCTTTACGTAACGCATGGTACTCTAATTGTACTTTTGCCGAGTTTATCATTTTACCCGCTAAGTTCGCCATTTCGGAAGCGTCCTTGGACTTTACCGCCCCGTCTGAAAGCCCCTTAAAAACTCTGGCAAGTTCTTCTCTCAACTCTACAACGTTTTTCATACTGCGTTCTCCTTTATAAACCGTCTTATTTTCATCAGTTCTTGTTGCGCTCTAACAACTTCTTGTGGAAACTCTGACCCTTTCATAAAAGATCGCGCCCCCAAAGTAGATCGTGCGTAACGCTCGCTTATAGTAGCCACACCATGCCTACTCCTTAGTACACCCCTCTGCCTATTTAACTCCAATATATCGGGGTTGTTTTCTACCCAACGCTTCTTAGTAATTTTGTATTTACCTGAAGCTCTGTATTTCTCCCCCCTTAATTTGTCCTGTAGCTTGTTTTTCTCGTAGTTGTTTTCTACCCAAGCCCTAGACAACTGCCTCATACGCGCACCGTTTTTTAATCGTGCCTGCTTCCTTAACGCAGCTGTGCAAACACCACAGTTTGTCCCGATCCCCTCTTGTCGTACCCCAGACTTATGAAAATTATCGTATGTTTTGTATTCAAAACACGTAGGGCAACGTTTGTGTTTAACTCCTGCGATTAATTTAAATACAAGGGTCAAGTCTTTAGGACGCTCCACACCATGAACCCTAAAATATTCCGCTTCCCTGACGCATGGTTTACAAATAGTAGTAACCCCGTTAGGGCTATCCGCCCTCTTCTTCATCTGGTTTAGCGGTTTATGCTCTAAACATACGCGGCACTTTCTAGTTTTCATTCACACTCCCCATACGATTTCCCGAAACCGCTCTCGCAATTCACGGGTAGGCCCTCGGCCCAGTCAGGTGTCCACCGCATGCTGGCTTCCACAAACTCTCGTGCTTCGGCTACCTCTGCGTCA